AGATCGGAGATAACCTGCTTTTTGATGTTAGACCGCCCTACTACAACCACAGCTGCGAGGGAACAGACCAGCGTTAGGATCTCTAGGAAGTCCTTTGCACTCATTGGTCCTCCTATGTAATCACGCGGCACTGTAGGATGATGTATCCACCGTGTGCGTTAGAGTCCTGGTTACCTGCACTTGATGTCTTGGCTAGTTCTGGAGACTGCTGTTCAAACTTGTAGTCATCCACGATGACCAGATTGCTAATACCATAGTTAAGGTCCTGAAGCAGGACGATGTTTCCAGAAGCAATCAGATTCTCCAGCGCCATAACGCGCTGGAAGGCGTACCCATCATATCCGCTGAGAACACCATAACGGTCAGTCTCGTGGTCCATGCACAGTAGCGGAATCTCGATCATAACCTGTCGGCTTACACCGGGTAGTCCTCGAAGCTGGTAGCCATTGAAGGTGTTTCCATGAGGAACAATCTTGAACTGGAACCACTCCTGTGCATTACCAACGTCCTGGATAAAGAACGGGCTAGACGCACCAAGGGTGCTGGATCCAGTAACGTTCTTAGCCAATAGCTGTAGTCCAGAATTCGGGTTCTGTCCGTAGAGGTCAATACCCGTCACGGTCGCCGCGATGTCTGGATGACGAAGGTACACATACTTGAAGTGCTTAGGCTCAAGTGTGTTGAATCGGATCTTCGGGGTGTAAAGGAACCCAGAACCTGTAGGGTTTCCAAAGTTGCTAGAGGCGTAAACGTTCGGTCCAACGGACCACATCATGAGACCTGTGATAGGGGTTTGCGGAGTTGGAGAAGTTCGGTTGTTGCCCACGTTGATAATGCTATTGACCGGGTGTCCGTCAGGAGCAATACCTGGCAGGTAGACATCGTTGGCGAACGGCTGGCTGTTGGTGCTAGTCAGCTGACTCATGTCCACACGGATAAGCATGTCACTGGTGGAGGCTTCCTTTGGATTCACCCAGCCCTGCTGGGGGATCATACTGTTCCCCTGGTTACCAATGAACATGAACCTGTCATACCCACTGATAGCCTGAACACCTACCAGCTTGGGATCCTGGACCACAAGTGGTCCGTATGTTAGGTTACCGCTGGTGTCAGCAACTCCCACACGGAATCCCTTGTTGGTTCCGATTCCCACGAAGTAGCCGATGTAGGCATACATCGATAGAATATACTCACCGTATGGCATAGTGGCTGCCACGATACCAGAGGTAAGCACCGGCATTGCCCCACCAGTATCAAGTGTAAACTTGTGAATCTCACTGATGGAGGTGTTAGCATGGCCACTCACCAGGATAGCAGTTCCCGTCTCGCTGATATCAGTGAAGACATATCCGCTGTTCTGGTGAGTGAACTTGGGTGTTGGCAGAGTAGGCGGAGTTCCACCCACAAGCTCATAGACACTGTTGTCCAGGCCCGCTACAAGGCGGCCCTTCACCCAAGCAATTACGTAATGGCCAGATGTGCTAGGTACATTCCACAGCTTGGTAGCAGCCACAGCAGGAGTAGCAATTGCTCCCTTGTAGATACCAGTCTTATCTGCGAAGTAGTAGTTCGTACCGTCATCGGTGAACGTGTTAGCCAGCCCAGTAAGGCCACCTGGCATAGTATAGGAGGTTACCGAGTAACCACTAGCGCTGTTGTCAATAGCCTGGAGGGTCTTAGCACCAATGTCCAGAACAAGTGCACCATCGATAGTGCTGGGTGCAATGGTAGATGGTAGGGTACGGAGCTTGATAGGTCCCGTTCCAACAAAGGCCGAGTTGGTCTGGTATAGCGGACCAATCTGCCCAGGGGTGCTAAGGGTATCAAGTCCCTCAGAGTAGAAATAACGCTTACCCAATGTGGCATCCTGTGTGGTATCCAGGAACTGGAGACCAGCACCAAGGGAGAAGTCGCTCTGGCTCCTCAGCCACCAGCCCCAAATAGACTGCTCTCCAGGAGTCTGCTGATTGTCAAACTGATCCTTGCGGATAGGAGAGAAGGTGCGCTCGTACACACGACGGAAGTAGGATCCACGAAGGGACTCTCCACCAATGAAGGGAATACCACCAATGGCGTAGTCATAGGCAATATCGGACCTAGTAAAGTGTGTGGAGAATGGACCAAGAAGTGTAGTGATACCAGCTGGAGACGGCTGGAGAATGCCATTGGTATTCTGCTGAAAAGCTGTCAGTGGCATTATTTACTCCATTAAGCGACCATCAGGAAAGGAAGGAATCCAGTAGCACCGAAGCTGGATAGTGTAATAGTTGCGGGTAGTGTGGTCTGCCCAGCAAGAGACCCAAATCGGAATGGGGCTGTTAGCGGGCCAATGTTCTGAAGAACATTGTCTCCACCGTTGAGGTGAGGAACGGTAGTTCCGTTGCTTAGGAACGCAAGGTAGTAAACTCCTGGCTCTAGCGCACCAGTCATAGTCAGTGCTGCGGTCTTGCTACCAGTAGTGCCCCATGCAGAAGTTTGGTCCGCAGAGATTCCCACACGATTACCGTTGGCATCATACATACCCACCAGGTTCTGACCAGCGGTCAGACCAGATCCGGCAGCCTGCACATTTAGATACAGGTTGGTGATAGTGGCCTTGTAGTTGACAAAGACCCTAGATAGGGAAAGAGATCCGTTACCAGGTGTATTCGCAACAGTAGCTCGAACGGGATCCATGGACCATGCTACAGCGCCATTGAGGATAGGGCCATCCAAAGGTGGCTGAAGGCTGACATTCACATTGCTATTGTCATAGACAGTGAAGACACCGTTGTTGTAGTAGAAGCCCATCTGCGTGCTAGTCAAGCCACCAGCATTGGTGTTGCCGATAACTGGTGAATTGATGATAGGCGCCGACAGCGTCTTGTTGGAAAGAGTCTGTGCGTCCTGTGTTCCGACTACAGACGAGAGTACGCCGATGCCGTGGACGTTGTGTCCACTGGCGTCAGTTCCACCAGAGGCGTCAATGTGAGAACGAGCCTCACGGAAGTCACGGCCAATGTCCGCGTGGGTGATAGTCTGGTTGATAGGCTGGTTCTGCGCCAGCGTACCATCAATACCACGGGTTACAGTCCAGGTGTTACCAGAGACATTGGTAACGTCGAAAGCTTCCTGCGTGGAAGTGCCGATACCAAACACCGCAGTGAACGGAGTAGCTGGCCAGCTCGTAGAGCTGTTGACAGTGAACGAAGTAGTGGTGGATCCAATAGCGGTAGTCAGGAAGGTCTGTGGTACGTTCGTAGCGTACTGCTGGCCAGTAGGCATAGGAGATCCTAGAAGTCGAAGTGGGAAGGAATCTGGAAACGGTCACGCTGCTTCGCAGCCTCCTGCTCCAGACGCTGTAGGTACAGCTGTCCGAAGTACTGGGACACCTTGCTAGCAGAACCGGGCTGGACGTACTGAGCACGCTCAGAGGCTTCCACAGAGCTGATAGAGAGACGAGGACCCTCAAGCTGGGGAGAGAGCTTCATACAGGCGCCATACACGATGACATCGTGTGAGGTGGCCGGAAGGCCAGTCACGGTAGTAAAGTCATCTGTAAGGTTCACAAGCTCTGTTGGCTCCTTACGATAGGTCACAAAGATTTGCCTACCAGGAACGATATCATCACCGATGTAGAGAGCCTTACCGGTAGAGCCTAGTTCTCCGGTTGCGATGTTGGCCTGGCCCTGGAAGCGCCACTGCTGTGCTGGGCGCCAGACGTGCGAGGGACCGATGAGCTGGTACTGGACCGAGATGATCTCCTCCGCATCGGCGGGGAGTCCATATTCATAGACCACGGAGATCTTAGAGATGCTTGTGGTGTTCGTCGCCCAGAGTTGCGGGTAGACGCTCCTGATGGAGTCATTGATTGCCTCGATGATGCGGACTGTGGGCCAGATCGGAGAGTTCTCAATCTTGACTCCGGACAGGTGGGAATTGGCCGTGGTTGATCCATAACCACGGCCGAAGGGAGAGATTGTAATTGTATTGGTGTTGATGTTCACCGACTGAACAAGCATCAGCTCCTGGTTGTCAACCTCGATAGTACCGCGCGACACCTGCGTGGCGTCGCCCACGATGAAGGAGGTCTGGGAGTTCGTGATGTTCTGGTTCAGCGCAGTAAACTGCTGCTGGTTCTGAGAGAAACCAGAGAGTTCCTGACGAACTCGGTCAACCAGGTTCTGAAGAGTTGGCATTTAGGCTCCGGAAACGAGAACAGTTACGGTAGCACCACCCGTAACCGGAGTGGTAATGTTGGCACGCGCATAGCGAATAGCAGCACCCACGGTACCCAGATCGAACAGGGCAGTGGTGTTGGTCACTAGCGTATACGGATTGGCCTGGGTAGCGGCAGAGAAGTTCTGAATCACAGCCGTAGGAGGACGTGACCACGTCACACCATCTAGAGAAACCTCCATGGACACCGCACCAGCGGTGACAGTTCCAGTCGCCGTAATTTGAAACATGAGGGTGGTCTGCGGCGTGTTGAAGTCGATGACGTTACCGGTACCAGAGGTGGCGTTAACCTGAGCTGCGTAAGTACCTGCCATTAGATGATTCCCTTCGCAGTATCACGAATGATCTGCATGTCATTGGACTTGTCAACCATATCAGTTACTTGCTTGACAGTCTCGTGCGAAACGGCGTCATAGCCACCCTTGCCATTCGGCGCAGCCTGGAAATCACGGCCGTAGGCCATCCCGGTTTCTTCGGACATGCGCTTGGCGAATTCGAGCTTAGCCATTCCGGTACCATCAGGCTGAATACCCTGGTCACGAAGCTCCTTGTAGAGGCTCAGCTCTCGCTCGTGTAGCTTGTCCTTGGTCTTGTCTGCGCCATAGGCGCTGCGGGCGAAGCCAACCATCTGCCTCTTGCTTCGCATACATTCACCGTAGGACCTGTGGTCCTGGGTGGGGCAACCACTGGAGCATGCCATTAGTCAAACGCACCATGTGTCTGTGCGGGAGCCCAGCCATTGTCACTAGTCTCAGAAGTGTTTGGGTCTGCCCACTCACACTCAACAGCATAGATGGTGTTGGTCAGAACCTTGCGCTCGTCCATCTGGACGATTGTGGTTGTACCACTCATGTAACCATCATGGTTGCACATGTAGTTGGCCTGGTGCTCAACGTCTTCGTTATCGTGACCCGGATCCGCACCTCGTGTAGTTCCCATAGCGCGAGACTTCTGAGCAGGGTTATACAGGAAGTGGGTCTCAGTCCACTTGTTGCCGTTCTTTGGCAAAGTCATTACAGAGCTGCCATCAGCAGCTGTCTTAGTAGGCGTCTGATCGGCATTGATACCGAAGCGCGGAGTGCCTGGAGTTCCAGCCATCTTAGAAGACTCCCGATCCGATTGGGCCAGGTCCCTGGAAAGGAATCGACTGGCTACCTGGTCGTGGTGTAGGACCCATACGGGTCATGTCCTTGCCAGCAGTGGCTGGCTTCTTCCCCTTGGTTGGCGGGGATACCGTGCGCTTAGGCGCCTTCTTAGCAGCAGTCTTCTTGACAGCAGGCACAGCCTTCTTGACCTGTGTGATCTGCTTCGCAGACTTGACTGCCTTCTTCTTAGTGGCAGCCATTACTTACCCTTCGCAGCGTCAGCGCGACCCTTAGCGGATAGCTGACCCATCTTCTTAGCGCCATACTTCTTGCGGCCTACAGAGGCCGCGATAGCCGCTCCCTTGGCTCCGCCACCAGCTGCCTTCTTGACAGCAGCGAAGCGACCACCCTGACCGAGAGGTGCCTTTGCGTTTGGCTTAGCAGCCATTATGATACCGCCCTGAAATCTCCCCCAACACCAGAGTTGAGGAGGTTGGTCCGATCAGTACTGGTGATCGGCTGATTGTTAACGAATACCTGCGAGGCAGCTGCAATCTGATCTGTAGACTGATAGCGCTGC